TGGTTAATGATTATGTAGATTATAAAAACACAGTTAAATGTGAAGTTATATTTCTAACTCATAATGAATATAAACATTATTATAATCTAACAAATGATATATCTGGTGAAAATCTACTATGGAATCCCGAAATACAAGAAAATAAAATATCACAATATGGTGGAAAAAACATAAGATATAAACATAATCTAAAAGCTAATTACATTAAACAATGGACTAAATTACATAATGATATTATTCCTTGGAATACAATTAGATACATATTTTAACTAAACAAACAAAAAAATGAACATATTTAGTTTTACATTATACACACTAATCCTTAGTTATAATCCTTGTGATGTGTTTAAGTTTTACAACGTAACAGAAATGCATGGTCTTAACTTTGCTGATTGTGAAAAATACAACAATACTACTGAAGATGCTTATATAGCAGGTTTATCTAATGTATCTCCTATTGATAATAAACCATTTGTTTTTATAAATCTAAGTAGATGTACTGATGACACAAAAACATTTGGATTAATCATGCATGAGATGATGCATTTATCTCTTGATTTACATAATAATGATTTATCTCAAGAAGAAGAAATTATTACATGGGCAGAATTAGAAAGTTATAAAGTATTTAAACTAATAAACAAACAAGACTAATATGAAAGGAACACTACATAAAACAAAAAGTGGTTGGGTGGTAAGATATCCCAAATATGATATGACTAACACAGCTGTACATGGTACCAAATTTGCTGAAGATTACTACGGTGAACTACCTCTAATCGACAATGGTCATATAGATGGACTAAAATTGTATGACTCTAATGAAGGACTAAAAGTAGAGTTTGAGATTGTAGCAAATGAAGGTGAACCATTAGGTAAAGGTGAACAACCATATAAACAATATGCTAAGATTGTAGATAAAACAACAAGACCTCTTACAGAAGATGATACATGGAGAACCATGAAAGAAGGTGATATCACTGTAAACTTTAAACCAATGCCTGAGTTTGATGAACCTAGCTGGGTTAGTAGAGCTCAACAGCTACATATACAAATAGCTGAAGAATGCTTTAGAAAGTATCCAAATAATGAAGAGCTTTATCCTACTGATGAACTTAAAGATGCTTATAAAGCAGGTGTAATAGATGGTTTTAAAGAAGCACAAAATTATAATCCACCAACTAAAAAACAAGACAATGACAACACTTAACTTTATATTAATGCTTGTAGGCTTTGGTCTATGGTTTTATGCTGGATATTGTATAGGTAAAGCTAATAACAAAAAAGATGAATAACTTTATATGTAGTGAGTGTGGTACTAAGTACAGCTCACCAGAAACAACACCTCCTCCAGGTATTAAATGGAGTGATGGCCATGTATGTACACCTAAACCCTTAAAACAAACCACTTAATATTAAAAGCCATGATTACAAAAGAAATTATTGAAAATCCTCTATTTATAATAGAGAAAAACAAGTACATTAAATTTGATATTGAATCAAGTTTATATAAAAAACTTAAGTTGCGTACTGGTATGGAAATCTCTAAGAATTTTATGTCTATGGAAATACAAAAACAAATGGAAGTATTTGGTATAGTAGGTACATTTTATGTTCCATTAAATACAAAATCAATAAAAATAAATATATTAGGCAATGAACATGAAATGCCAGTACAAAATACAAATCCAAGTAATGATGAATCTGGAAAGTTTATATCTGTTAATACATTCATACCTATTGATAATGGTGATTTAAAAAACAATGATGTATTAACGATAGCTAAAACATTTATTATGGAAAATTCTCCATTTGCAATAAGTGTTTTATTTAAAGAAAATATTGTAATGGTAAATAATAATAATGGTGAACAGACTATTATAAAAGATGCTATTACACATTATACAGAATTTTCTGATACATCTTTTATTATTTCTTGTTATAAAATAATGGATTTATCAGAACTTTTAAATTCAGATACAATAAATAATATTAAAAATAGGGACATTAAAAAACTTCTTTCTAGTTTAAAAGATGTACCAGTGGGGAAAAAAATACAAGTTCCTTTAGGTATCTATTCTATTATAAAAGGAGAATTAAATGAAACAGATTGTGTAGAGATGGCACAGGATTTAGATGCTAGATTTCCTTGTTTTGTTGAAGAAAACTTTGAACAACGTAATCAAATGATATTTTCTGATAATTTTGATGCACAAATAACAACTTCATCAGAAAACTTATATCTATTTGAAAACCTTGATAAAGTAATTTATCTTTCTTCTAAGGATATTACAGAAAACATTAATGATGACATAACAAATTTCTTAAAAAGCCTATAATTATAAACCCCAGATACACAGACCCAAGATGCCATACATAAAAGAAAAAAGTGCAATCTTCACTAAAATAAAGGGAAGTGCACAGAACAACTATGGATACCAAAAAGATTCATTTTTTATTACTGATTTTAATGATCAGAGATACGATATAAAATATGTACCTGACGAAGAATATACATTACCCGATGTATCTAAGAATTTAAAGTTTTTTAAATGCCTTAGAATGAAGATAGGTAATAAGTATTTGAGTGATATAAAAACAGGCCCTGTTGCCGTAATGTCATCTATGATAATATCATTTATGTCTGTACAAACTGTATTATTATATCTATCTAATTACCCTGAAAGAGTAAAACTTATGTATAGAAAGGGTAATAATATATATGCTTTATTTGAGATTTATAGTGATGAGGAGATGCAAGATGTATGGAACGTCAATTATCTTATAGGTCAAATAGATCTTACCAAGTATAGTGAAATCTTAGAAACCAATATTACAGGTATTAAAAGTTTCTTGATAACAGGTATGGATAAAAAAGCAAATAATTCATTGATAAAGCTAGGCATGAATCTTGAAATTAAAATCTATGAATGAAGACCAGAATAATGTAAGTTTTGGTTATTCAGACTATATTCAATTGACTAAAATAGTTAAGAAATGTAAGGTAAACAATATCAAGCAATTCAATTATAAAGGCAACGATTACCTTACAGTATATGCTGAATATTTAATAGAATACTTAGCAACAAAATTTAAAAACTAAATTAATTATATGAAATATTATTCAGACTCATAATCAATAGGTTATGTAAAAGACTGTATATCAGTCTATTATATTTGTTCTTTATTTTGATTAATTAAAATAAATTTGTAATATTGTAAGTCAAACGAGAGTATAAAAGCTCATAGAAAATAGAAAATGGAGGACAAAATAGAAAACAAAGAGAAAGAACCGGATGACATCAAGCAACGGTTTTTAGATTTATTCAACATCTTCCCTCGTGGGAATCCTGAGAGCTGTTTTACAGTATATAAATATGCTCTAAGTACATTCAAAACCTTTGATGGTAATCTTGTTACAGAGGATATCATAAAATTAAAATGGACTGAATATATTTCATTCTGCCAAAAAGAAAGCAGACAAGAAAAATACATTAAGTCTTTTGAGAAATTTTTAAACGATAAAGATTTCAATACAAATTTTAATCCCAAGCTAGGAGGCAAAAGCTTTCTTGATAAATATTAAACAAATATGACGACATCAGTAGAATATCAGTATAATTTAATTAAACAATGTTTTAATGATAAGGAGAAATTCTTATTTTGTATGGAAAGAATCCATAATGTAAAAACATTTTCTGATAAGTCTTGTCAATTGTTTTGGAAGATATTTATTGCAATATATAGTAATGGGGAGAATATTTGTCAGTCAACAGTAATAGATGTAATTACTCAAACAAATGCAGAGCATAAGATAGAAGATTTCAATGCTATCATTGCCTATATTCACACTGATGAAGGTGAATGGCAATATCATTTGTTTTATATCCAAGAGCAATACAAAAAGAAGCTATTGATTGACCATGCACAATGGCTTATCACAAATATCACCAAACCGAGTAAAGATTTATCTATTGCCACTCACGAGGTATTAGCTGAAGCAGATAGCATAGACACTAAATCTGTATCATTTTCAGAGGCCTATAGAAGCACATTAAATGTTATCAAAGCCATACATAGTGGACAGGTACGTTCTATGTTAATAACAGGCAATCCTGTATTTGATAAATGCTTAGCTATCTCTCAAAGCAAATATATTCTTATAGCTGCTCAGAAGAAGATAGGCAAGTCAAGGTTTATGGTAGATATAATAGATAGGATTGTCAACAATAACAACAATATTGCGATACAATGGTATTCATTTGAGATGCAGTCAGATGAGATGATTAGGTGTTTTATTAGCAGAAAGGTACAATTAACAGATCGTCAGATAATGAGTAGAAACTACACTCTTAAAGACGATGATATGTCATCTATTGAATCTGCTGTTAAATACTTTGAAAAGTATCCTATTGAGTTTATTGATGAACCATGTGATATGTTTCAGATATCCAGTAAGTTCGAAAGATTTAGTGAGCAAAATAGTGATAAACATTGTATATGTATAATAGACAATCTTGGTCTTATTAAGCCTCATATAAACGAACAGACAGCTTTTGAGGATGATGTGGCAAGGATTATTAAGAACCTTCGTGATAGAACGAAAGGAACGATATTTATGCTACATCACTTAACAAAAGAAAGTGAATCAAAGTGGAATAAAGATAGTGGCTATGAACCCAAGCTAACGCATATAAGGGGTAGTAGTCGTATATCAGATTTTGCCAATCAGGTTATATTATTACACAGACCTGACAATTACGATGACCTTATAGAGCAAGCAAGAATGCAGGGCAAGTTAGATAAGATAGATGGTTTGTTTATTGTAGATATAGCCGCTAATCGTGATGGTGAGATGAATAAGATTTCATTTGATCATAATATTAAACACTGCTGGTTTAATGAAAGAAATAATCAACCCATAGAATAATGCCAAAAAAATCAGTAAAAGACTATTCTGAATTTCTTGCTATTAAATATGGAATATCACACAAACATGCTCATAAAATCCTTATGCATGGATTTAAGAATATGTGTAGATACATAGAAGGTGGCAAAGACATTAGAATTCCACATTTTGGTCATGTATATTTTAATAAAAATAAGTTTTCAAACTATGTAAAAAAAATAAAAGATGAAACAAGAATCAGAAGAACGCTTAAAAACACACAAGGCAATAATTGAGCATCTATGGGATGCTTTAGCGGTCATTGCCCAAGAGGGTAACTTACAGGATAAGTTAATGGGAGTTGCTATTAACTCTATCATTTATAGTACAAAACAAGAGAATGAAGATGCGGGTAATGGCATATGCGAATACATTGAAAAAACAATAAATCATTCACTTGCAAATGGCTCTATTAAACAAGGATACATAGAACATCCTTTGTTATGTCTTGAAAACATAGGATTAGCCAATGTTCAAGGGTTAATAAATGACTATAAGTTTCAACAAAAAAGCTCTATTCATGAATATGATCGTATAGATAACAATCATGCTAATGGTTATGAAGAGTCACAACAAGATAAAATGGATTTTATGAAAAGTGTTGTTGACGATTTAAATGCTAAGTTTAGTGAAGGTGAAATAAGTTCAGATGAAATGGAAGAAGAGCTTAAAAAAGCTATCTTAAAGGCAAATAAAGAATTTTTAGATGCTGATAACATGAATATCATCCATAAAGTAATCTCTGATACACCTAATATAAGAAACAAAATAGTGAGTGATTTATTTACAATATACACGCATTATAAATCTTATGTAGATAAACATTTAGAGAAATCTGAAAATGATACAGAGGCAAGAGATAATAAAGCTGCACTTACAATGATCAAAACGATTATGATAGCTCATAAAATAAATATGACTAAAGAGCTATATAGTGTATTTTGGGATAACAAAAGTAAGATGGGTAGATTAGTAGATCTTGTTAATGAAATTATGGCAGCTAATAAACAAGATTGTAATGAGTTTTTCTTACTTGAACACATAGACAAAGAAGAACAAAAGAAGCTTGAAAACAAGATACTTAGCGATCCTGAATTTGATGCTAATATGAAAAAACAAATAGAAGACTTATTTAATAATCCTAATAATTTAAACTAAATGGCAAGAACCTATTTAATACTTGGCCCATCGGGTCGTGGTAAATCAACGTCTTTCGAGAACTTAGACAAGGCAACAACTTTAATTATTAATAGTGAGCGTAAGGCACTTCCCTTTAAAGATTCAAAATCTTTTATACAAGTAAGGCCCAAGACAGTAAGAGAAGTGTTTGAAACGCTTAACAAGTACAAGAACAGCGATAAGCTTAAAACTCTTGTCATAGACAGCTTTTCATCTATTGCAGACCTTATTGTCCATGAGATGCGTGTAATGTATTCTGGCTTTGATATATGGCAAAAGAACTCTGAAAAGATATATGAGTTCTTTAAAATCATCAAAGAATACAATGATAACAACATAGACGTCATTGTCACAGGACACGATGAAACTCTTGAAGGAGATACAGGCACTGTTAAACGCCTTAAAGTAAAGGGCAAAGAGTGGGAAGGTATAGTAGAGAAAGAGTTTGACATTGTATTGTGGGCAAGTGTTACTATGCTAGATGAGACTAATGCTTCTTATCAGTTTATAACACAGACAAATGGAATATTTCCTGCTAAATCACCTGCTGGTATGTTACCACGAAGTATGCACAATGATATGGCAAATATCCTTACTTTAGCTCATCAATATGATGGGGTAGTAAAAGAAGAGATAGCTGAAACATTAGAGAAAATAGAAACAATCTAATGATTCATAATCTAGAGATAAAAGAACCCATATGGAAAACTAGAAGCGTAGGTGTAAGCATATTAAATATGCAACAAAGCGATATAGTGCATATGACAGTATTATACAAAAATGTAGATGGAAAGCAAACATTTCCTTATACATATGAGTTGACGGCTCTAGAGATAAGCAATTATCCTTTAAAATACAAAGCAAGGGGAGTGCCGTTATATGATGTACCTATTAAGAATTTCCGAATAATAAATCAAACAATTATTAACCCTCAAAAACAAACAAACATGCTATTTAACGCAAATGAGATTAAAAAGCTTTCCGAAGAAAACAAGGAAAGATCAGGAGTGGACTCTAGAGTCAAAATTCCTATGGGAGAAAATGTATTATCTATTATAGATATTACTATTACAGAAGATAAATCTAAAAATCTTCGTTTAGTAATTGAAGTAATGAAAGATACACTACACCGAAACATTAAAGAAGGCTACAGGATTTCAGGAGAGAACTCCCAAATCGATAAGTCTAGACTAATTGAGTTCTTTGAAAGAGCTTTCCATTATGTCATTCAGCCTTGTCAAGATGAAAAAGATTTAGTGACACAGCTAAAGAAGTTTGTAGGCAAACGTATAAAAGCAGCTGTACGCTATGAGATGGGACTTTATAATAGCAAAGAAGGAGAAAACTTACTTGTTCGCTATCCTAAATTATGGTATGTTACCTCTGAAACAGATACTGCTTTTAAGGTAGATATCAACAAATGTATTAAGCCATTGAACAAGAAAGATATGGATCGTGTTAATGCATTGCGTGAGATGGGCCATGAAGTAAGAGATCCAGAAGAAACACCTAAAGCTACAGTTAGTACACCTAATCCAACAATTTTAGGTCAAGATTCTGATTTGCCATTTTAATACAATGCCTTGATGTATAAAAAAGGCTTGTAAGTGTACAGGCCTTTTTTATATACAACATATCAAAACTAAAACTAATTAAAACTAAAAAAATATGGGCTTTTTTAGCTGGAAAACATGCGATACTGATGAGTCAATTGCAAACAAATATTCAAATCGTCCAACATTCACAGTGCATATGATTGCACCTGATGGACAAGTATTTACCGAAAAAGATTATGATGGTTACGGGGAATTTGGAGGAAAAGATTTTTACGATCTCTTATGCGAGCTAAACGGTTTACCTGAAGATCGAAGTGCAGGAATTGATTTAGTATTTAAGGGCAATGCAGGAGGAGACAACACTCCTGGAGTGATTTACCCTAAGTTTGTAGAAAATTTAGAAAACAATGTAGTAGCTCAATATAATAGTTTACCAAACTCAAAAAGCTGCGACGATCAAGGTTTCTTCTACGATGAAGAAGAATAAAGAAAAAAGCATAAACAAATATTTTATTTTTATTATATAACCAATTAAAACCAAAACTAATGAATCAAAGAAAAATCAAAACCAACCTTTACGGAAAAGAAGAAATGTTTAAAATTATTGCATTAGGCGAAGCAACAAAACTGCCTATTTTATTTGTAGGCCCTCCAGGTGTAGCTAAAACAGCAGTTCTAATGGACTATGCAGCAGCTATGTATAACGGAACAAAAGAAGATGTTAAAGGCAAAACATTTATAATTGAGCTTGATGAGGCAACTAAGAACTCTGAGATAAAAGGTCGCCCTGATATGAAATCTCTCTTAGAAGATAAGCGTTATGTAGTAGAAGCACCTATTGCAGATGCTGAATATGTGCTTATTAACGAGGTAGATAAGGGTTCTTCAGGTGTAAGAAATACACTTTTATCTGTAATGCGTGAGAAAGCATTATTTCTAGGCAATGAAGTAAGAGAGTGTAAGTGGAAGCTATTTGCAGGGTCATGCAATGAAATCAACAAAGACCAAGCAGATGCTCCATTCTGGGATAGATTTATGATTAAATATCGTGTAGAAAGAGTTCAGATAGATGTTATGTTTAATTCATGGGCTGGAGAGAATATAGAATTTGCAATAAATATTCCTACATACGAAGAAATCACACAAAGCAAAATAAATCAGACTAAAATGCGTCAATTTGTGAGTTATATTCACAACGATGTATCTGATCGTACTATCTATCAAATACCTTTGATTGTAAACGCTATTAAGATCATCTGGGAGTGTTCTGACACAGAAGCTATCATAAAGGCTTGTGACCTAATAGCACCTGGCAGAGCAGCTAATTTAGGCTCACAGATAGAAGATAAGCGTATCACTGCTGTAAAGACAAAGATTTCTCAGATTAAATCTGTTACAGATGTAGATCAGATGGGTATGTTCTTACATGATCTTGAGAAAGAATTCAAAAAGTTAAGTAAGCAAGATGACCTTGCTGAGGACTTAGCAGACTTAAAGAATATGCTTAAGAAAGAAGTTTCTGCAAGTAAAGTATGTAAAATCATACTTGAAAGAAATCAAGTTACTACTGTTGTAGCACCAAAAGTAGCAAAAGCACCAAAAGCTTCTACTGATGTTAATGCAAATGAACCAATTGAAGAAGATTCATTACCATTTTAAATAAAAATAAGGGGAGGACAAACTGTCCTCTCCTTTTAATTAATATTAATAAAAACTAATATGAGCCAAGGATATTTTAATTATTGGGAAGATGACTTAGACAGTACATCACAAAACAACAAAAATACATATGGAAATACATCTCTTTATGGTAACTATTATGGTAGCTATGGTATGGGTTATTCTAATAAATTCTTTAAATACAATACAAAAGAAACAAAATCAATTATAAATCCAGATATATCTTATTGGGAAGAAGCTGATTTACTTGATATAGATTTTAAACAAATATTTAAAACAATTTCAGACTTTAAAGACAGCAAATCAGATGAATCAGATAATGTTGTTTACTCTTTAATGAACACACATTCAGAATCACATTTTCCAAGTAACATGATTGATGGTAATACTGAAGGTCAGTCAAGTTTTCAAACATTTGCTAATACAAAAGGATTCCCATCTATGAATCCAGCAGGCTATTCATCACAACAAGGAGAACCTGAATTAAATATAAAAGAAAAAATGTGTCTATTTATAGATACAATATATGAATACACTGATCTTATTAGAAAAGACAAGGGCTATGCAGAAACTTTTATTAATTCAGGAGGAACTAATGAAAACCTGAATAATATGAGATATAAATCAGCAGCATCATTTCTTACTATATCAGACAATATTTCAGAGGATGAAATTGATATGATAAAAATTGATTTCTATAAAAACTTTTATAATAAAAGTATAGAATTTGATGTAAAAGAAGGGGAAGCATGGTGGTTTAAGCTTCTTTCTAACATGGATAATTATATGCTGAAAATGATTAGCAATGGTTCTAAAATAAATAGCACTATTTTAGCAAACAATTTCTTTAAATCAGCTATAAAATCTATTTATGAATATATCAAACAAGTAACCGAAAGCACAGGAGTGCCACCTGAATGGAAAGATGAACTTGGTAATTCAGGAGGAGAAGGTCAACCTGAGATGGCACAGGCATTAAAAGATTGTATTGCATCAAATCAACAACAAGCAATGGATGATTCTCTTGAAGAAATAAAAGACATGGAAAATATGATGTCTTCATTAGGAATAGATCCCTCTAAGGCAAATGACGCTGATTTAAAGGATGTTAAGCAACTTTGTGAGCAATTGCAAGGTGTAAAAATTAATAAACACGACATTGAAAAGTTTATTAAGTCATCGATTAAAAGCTTTAACAGTTGTTTTAGAGGCCACCGCTCTACATTAGAAGAGTCTTTATTTGAGTCAGAAGAGATAGAAGACTTTGCAGATTTTCATCTACTAAGCAACGAAGCTTTATATGATGATATGTCTGTTGTTAATTCAAGATACAGCATGAAGTATGATATTTATGTAGATTGCTCTGGCTCTATGGATGGAGACGTACTTTATGGCGAAGAGTCAATTAAAAGAATCATACTTGCAAAAATCCTTGCATTCAAAATGAACAAAATGAACCTTATTGGTGATGTATATGGATTTGAAGGGAATGTATATAAAATCAATGATATTATGAGTGAAATTGATGCAAATGGAGGTACTTGTATAGATAATTGTATTAAACAAATAAAGACTACTGGCAGGCCATCTATTATTTTAAGTGATGGCGATGATAGAATAAATGAGTATGATGAAAATGCATTCTTATTTACAATATCAAATGGTTGTACAGGTAAAGGTCTTATTACAATGGTTGAATCTAATCATGCTATGCATTATGATAATGGTAATTTCTATAAATATAAAGTAGAAAATAATAAGCCAAAAATTGATTTAACAAGTAAAATATAATTAAACTAAACTGATATGAATGGAAAAGAGTTAATCCTTTCTCAGATTTCAGAATACGATATTTTTAGACATTATATTGGTAGTGGTTTCAAGTTGGGTGTTGCGATGACCTCTCCTCTTCGTGAGGAGAGGCATCCTTCATTTAACGTCTATCGAAATAAGTCAGGAAAAATGTATTATAAAGATTTTGGAGAAGGGAACGAAAACAATGGTGATTGCTTTGATTTTGTCAAAAGGTTATATAATGTAGAGTTTTCAGAAGCTATTGATATTATAAAAAATGACTTTGGAATAGAAAAAAGTTATAAATATCAACGTAAATCTGGAGCTGGACTATTTATAAAAGATAAGAAAGAAGAACCTATTTTAGAAGAAAATGAACCAATTGTATTTGATGTTAACTTTCACGATAACATTCAATATGAGAAAAATAGCATTATAAACTTCTTTGTAAGTTATATATGGTTTGGTAAATATGTTTTCTTAGAAACGCTTTTAAATCTTAATAAGTTAAGGTTTATACAAAGTGTTAAATTCATTTCTAGAAAAGGTTATAATATAAATATAGAATCTACAGAACAGTCACCTATATTTATGTATAACTACAATAATGACAAAAAAAGGTTTTACAGACCATTTGAAAAGAAGATGAAACATTTTGGTAACATTCCAGGAAATGAATTCTTTCTTCAGGATATGCTAGAAGACTATCTTAAAGTTAAGAATATGAGAGATAAGATTCTAATCATTACTGGTGGTCAAAAAGATGCTATTGTCTTAAACTCTTATTTTGATAAACTTGCATTTAGTACATGTGTAGGTTCTGAGTCTTCAAATATTAATTATGAATATATTAATAATCTTCTTGCAGAAGGAATGATTAAAAGTGAAAACATAATTATATTTTATGATGACGATCAAGTAGGAGAAAAAAATGCTGTTAAAATTTCTAGGATGCTAAATTGTAAATATATAGGATGGGGAGAATTTAAAAGAATATATAAGCTACAGCTTAAAGCCATTATAAACCATCAATGTGATGACAATATAGATTTACTTATTGCCGCAATAGATGATTGTAAAGATATTTCTAAAATATGTGAGTTAACATTAAATATGCTTAATTATCTTTCATCTGATGAAATAAAAACTTTTATGTATAGATACAATATATTATTATTTGATTGTCTTTTTAATAAACAAACACTAAAACAAGCCAGTATATGACAACAGAATCACTAGAACCACAGAAACCAGATACAGGGAGCTTTCAAGGAAGTAAATTTAAAATAAGACTTAATCAAACTGTTATTAAACTACTTAATAACTTTGATATGTCTAATCCTGATTTGTGCCCTGCACAGATTAAAGAAACATGCTTTTCTGATAGCAAATACACATCATTGCCAACAGCAGCCATGATGAAAGGTCTTGTATTTGAGAATGCTGCCCTTGATTTAAACAGAGAGATAGATTTCCCTAGGCTTAAAAACGGCAACATATCTGCTGACTATGAACGTATCTTTAAACAAGCAGATAACTTTAAAGAGATAGCCAAAGACCATGAGATAGTTATTGCTGAATCACAAAAATACATAGAAATAGACTATTCTGATGAAGTAGTGTTATTTGGAACACTTGACTTTGTAGGTTCATTTAAGGAAAATGACACTACATTTCACCCTGAAGCTATTGTAGATTTAAAGCTTACAGGGAACTTGTTTTCTACATTTGGCGACTATTCATGGGCATTTCCATATAACATCAACCACCTTCAAGCATTTGTGTATAATGAGCTTTATCTTCGTAAATATGGAAAGGAGTTGCCATTCTTTTATATGGTATTTGATTACACTCCTTCTATGAACCACAAGATATTTAAGAAGAGAGTAGATGCCTTAGATAAAGCCACTATGCATGAAAGCATACGTTCAGCAGTAGAGAAGATTAAATATTTTGATGAGAACGGATGGATTGAAATACCAAGACATGACAGGTGTTCATTGTGCCCTATTAATGAAACGTGTAAAAGCTACACAAACAAACGAACAATAGAAGAAATATGAAACAGGTACACCCATATGTATATGCAGGATTGACAACTCAATATACAATAAACTTTGAATTAATTAAAAAGACTGTTCTTAAAGGATATAATGAATCAGAATATTCTATGATATGGGAAAAGTTAATTAGCACCACACGTAAAAGATGTAATGTAATTATAAGACAAAAAATAATATACTTATCTTATTTGTTACTTTCTCCTAATAGACCATCAGGAATCCCTGAATCTATACCAATTAAAAAATCTAATAATATGACATTAAAAGATTTAGGTGAAGCATTTAATAGAGATCATTCTACTATATCTTATAGTACAAAATTTGTTCAAAATCAAATTGATGTAGATAAAAAGTTTTGTAAAGAAATGGAAGATTTATGTATAGATATATTTGCTTCTTTAGGGCATGATGTAAAAATTAAACTAAAAGAGATACTTATATTTAATCATCAATTTAAAAACCAAAGAAATAGATTTATTAACAATAAAAACGTAGAACTATGTGCTCACTCATAAAAAGATGGATTGAAGAAAACATGCAACAAGAAGAAAATGATAGTGATTACCAAGATTACCTTTATTATAATTACCAAAATATAATAGAATGTAATGTAAAAGAGACAGATACTTGTTGTAATAACCCAAATTGTTCTGATTGCAATACTAAATTTAAAAACCCTTAAACTAACCAAAATGAAAAATGAAATCGTAACAAAATTTATATCTGCAACAGCAGATGAAAAAAGAGAAATGTTATATGTTTTATATCCCTTCTTGAACCAACAACATAATTTAGCTAATAGAATTGTTATTAGATCTGGATTAGAAAATGATTTAATTACTTATGATAGCAATGCTAATCCATTGTCAATTAATTATATGTTTTATACGCAAGATAATGTTCTTAAAAAGTTTTTAGAAGGCAATAATTTAAAAAATCCATATTCTAAATTTCATTGGGAAAGCTTAACTAAAAGATTTACAAATCAAATAGATTTATCTATAAAAAGAGACAAACAAGATTATGCTTTATCTATTAAATATGTTGATGATATAAATTATTCTTTAGATTGTACAAATAAAAAACAAAAAAACAAATGGTATTTTCATAGCAAAATAGACTCTTATGTAGAACTTGAATATTTTAATAGAAGGGTTGATTTAGGTGTACAATTAAAAGTTGCAGCAAATATTAATAAATTTGCTAAAAATTATATAATATGCTCTTCTACTTGGTTTATTACTAAAAAGAATGAACTAATAAGATATACACTTGAAGCTAATAAATTAGGAGGAGGATTTTATATTTATCAATATAAAGTAGGCAAACAAAGACATACATCTAAGTTTTTAAAAAATATTGATGGCAATGAAATAAGTTCTATGACAGAATTTTTGTATTTTATTAAAGAACAAATTAGATATGGTATTACAATAGAGATATTTGATTATATTGATATGATGAACTATCTATCGATTAATAATATAAAATTTGAACATATGCCAGATTCATGTTCAGATGGAGAATTTTTCTTCTTATCTAAGGATGGTAAATTTGTTACCTCAAAAGAAATCAAATTAGAAAATTTAAAAGCAACTAAGATAAATCAAAAAGTTAAAGCAATTGATATGGTAATAAAAGAAAATTTAAAGAAACCAGAAGAAAATGTATTTACTTTTTTAAATGAATTAATGACTTATTAATAGAATACAATCAAAAATCCCTGAACAAAGAATCGTTCAGGGATTTTTTTTAAACCAATAAAAATGAATCATAAAACCTACACCTATGAACAAATGTAGAAAAACTAATCAAATGTAATTAAAATTGTTTAATAACCTATATTTATTATTTCCCTTGGCCTATATAAGCCTTAATTTTACGTTCATGTTTGTTTTTTGACTTTTTTGCCACCCCTTTTTTCCTAACACCAAAGTTTTTTTTTGTATTAACTAATTTAGATGCTTTCATAGTGTTATTGTTAGGATAAACCTGACTGTATTGATACGTTTAAGTATTCCATAAGAAGCTTCATTACTGCCTCTGGCTTACCCACAGCAAATATAATATTTCCTGACTCAAGAACAACTTCTGAATAATATTTTTTATATTTTGCGTTCTTAGGAAGCATACAGCAAGGTAAAATGCTAACAATAGGATCAATTACTAGATTTAAATAGGCGAAGTCAATCTCATAGCCATCTGTAATGTCCATATCTTTCATACGGATATGTTTAAGAACTTCATCTTCTTCATCCTCTTTGTCTTCATCATATTGATTTAAAGATGAAGTAATAGGATAAATACATTGTACTTTAAACCAGTTGTCTATCATTTTATAAAGATAGTAACATATCAATAAGATTTTGTTGTGGACTGCAATCCACTTTTCCCTTCAATACATTGGTGTGTGTCCACATTCCATGTTTATTTGTACACATGGCTACATTCATAACATCAAACGCATCTGCACCCTTTTCTTTGATTAGTTCAACCAACCCCTTGCGTGGATCAATGGCATCTCTGTTTGCTATGAATAGAATCA